CCACCAAACAAGTCACCCAGCAAGCCCATATTGAAATCTGCCATGATGTTTGTTCCTTAACCTAAACCCAGCAACCCGCCAAGGATTGCGCCATAACCTGCATACTGAGGGTTGGCAGTACCACCCAAAATGCTGCCCAACTGAGCACCGCCAAGAGCACCGCCAAGGCCACTGACGGCCTGGTTGCGGTAAATTGGAGTTGTCGTAGTGCCACCCATATTGGGGACTTGTTGGCCTAAAGCACCTCCAGTAATGGCAAGCTGCTGTTGCCGGTAATTGCGTTGCGCATCAAGCTGGGCTTGCTCCAGTGCTTGACGCGACTGTGCAGCATTCATTACGGCCTGCGCACCTGTCATGCCAAGATTTTGCTGCTGGGCACCCAAAGCACCAAGCTGCCCAACAGCAGTTTGGCGTACGCCAGCAGCGGCAATTTGGTTTGCCATGTTGGCCCTGGCAGCTTCCATGGCCCTGGCAGCATCAGTCTGGCCCAAATTGGCGGCAGTTGTGAATCCAGCAGATCGCAACTGAGCAGCAGTGTTTGCAGCCTGGCGCGTGTAGTCCTCATTGGCGAGTGACTCGGCCACCGATTGACGTGACCCGCCAAATGCCTTTGCGCCAATTGCGCGTGTCTGTTGAGCCTGCTGGGAGATCTGGCGCTGGCGTTCAATATCTGCCAATGTACCCTGCACAACCTGCTGCTCGTAAGGGTTTTGGTAGGCGCCCATGTATTGGGAGCCAGTCATTGACATGATTTGAGAAGGCGTAAAACCCGCCTCTTTAAGCGCCAATTGAGCTGCCTGGTTGGTTGTCTGCTGACCAGCACCACCAATTCCCGCTGCCGTCAATTGCTGTTCTGCTGTTGCATAGCCTGGGGTGAACCCAGCAAATTGCTGAGGCGTCAATGCGGCAGCAGTGGTCCTGGCATCTTGCAGTTGTTGAAAATATGCAGCCTTAATGTCAGGATCGATGGCCGTTGATGATGTTGAAGATGATGGTGTGCTACCACTTAGACCTTTAGCCAAAAGTGTCCCTCCAGCGATTAATGTTGATGGGCTGATACCAGTAAGTAGATTAGATAAACCACTAGCACCAGCAGCCCCGGCGCCTCCGGCAGCAGCTGAAGAACCTGCAAGCCCGGCCAATTGAGATGCCTCAACTGATCCAGCAGCAGCCGCAGCGGCCTGAGCCGGAGTTAATGCAGACGCAGCCAAATATGCATTATCAGCAGCAACTGCGCCCGATGCTGTACCAGCAGCAGCTCCAGCACCAGCAGCGCCTGCTCCAAAATAATCCATTGCCATCGGGATACCGTAATAAGCTGCCACTGCTGCTGCTATTGCAGGCGCATTCTGAGACAAGCTCAAGTCTTTATCGAATTTAGCAAGACCTTTGCTTACTGATTGCTCAACAGGCTGAAAAACCTGTGTTGCTGCCTTACTGATGGCAGGTGTTGGATCAAGTTGTGCTACGGCACTGCCAAGTTGATTTAATGCGCCCATTTGAACCTCAAAGTTGCTTCATACGTTCTGAATAAACCATCATCAATCTTCTTAATCTCTGACGGGTAAGTGAGTTGCTCGATCAAGTCATTGATCCTCGGGTTATCGTAAAACGTGACCGCATAGTCATACCCGTGATCATTTAAGTCATCGAGGTAATTTTGCACATTGGCAACCAGGTCTTTTGCGCGTTCACCGTTAATGCAATGAAATTCGATGCCGTTCTTCTCGATCTTCTTTGTCAGGATCAGAGTGTCACCCTGACGCACAACAAAGTTACCCGTCTTGGGGGCATTCATCAACCCATCAAAGTAAGCATCCACCGTCATGGCAAAGCCGCCATAATTCTTTGCCAGGTCTTCGGTGAGGATTTGTCTAATGTCTTTCATGGCTGAATTTTAAGTCTCAACGCTTGCCAGCGGGTAACACGTCCAAACGGTTTAAGCCAACTCGCCAGTCTTCGAGCACCGCCCCGGTGTACCTGACCTTGACCTGGCGGCCAGAAAACCGCACACTGGTCGGCTGGCTTGCCGTATATGGTCCGTAAGTTGTCTCTGTTGCCATTGGATACATTCGCGTCTTGAAGGACACAACAACTTCTCCCAATGTCTGCTCATCAGGTATCAACTGGCGCACGCTCATTACCTGTTCACCAGACCCGATCTCCACCGGGCCAGACTCAGCGTAAGGCGCAACAGAGTCATAAGCAAATCCGACTTCATGCTCGTATATGTACCCATCAGACGAAACCATGAGAGGGTTCAAGTAGACGCCACGATCAGTGCCAGCCGTGCGAGCCAGGCTGCCAATTGCCCAGTGATTCTCGCGGTAGTTGTATGTGACGTATGAGTCATTCTCATTTGACTGACTTGACGGGTAAAACCAAATGATCTCGCCATACTTGGAGTTGTGGACTGAATAGATCTTGCTGGCCTGGTTGTAGTTGATGTTTTGGAAGATGTAGTCGCCAACGTCAGACACTAAAGGCTTGACATATCCGTCATATACCCAAAACCCTGACTTGCTCATCCAAATCGCAGCAGTGTCAATGGCTGCGACAGACTGGGATGAAATCAATCCGCAACCAGAGCCGGCCTTCTCAAATGAGTAGACGTAAGGCAGGCCAATGTAGGTGCCAACGTGAACATCCACATCTGTAAACAGCAGGTTGACACCTCGAACGCGCTTGCCAGCCTTGAGGGTTCCGACACTTGCAAGCTCAAAGTCACCGGCCTGGTTGGTGGCTGCCGGGGTCCATACAGTATTGTTTTCCTGGTCACACCATTGGACTTTACGGGGATTACCTCCAGCGCCCAGCGCAAACACAAAGCGCTCTGCCGTTGTCATCACGGCATTGCAGCTTGTTGGCGCGTTGGTGATGGCAGCGGCCAGGGTCGGCGTTGAGAATCCCAACCGCCACTCATACAACTTGCCATCGGCATCTGAGCACGCGACCAGGTACTCTCCCCAGGTATCCAGACTCCAGGTCGTTGCTGGCGTCACTGTTCCAGTGTCTGGGCGCTGCACGCCATAGGCAAAGTTGCCATAGGTGGAGTACCCGTACCCGGTCTTTGTAGCTGCGTCAGCAATACCAACAGTCAAACCTGTTGGCGTAATGTCTTTCAAAGTTCCAGCCTCATTCATGGCGTACAGCTTGGAATTTGTACCGGCAGCGATCCATCGGTCTGCCGTGTTATCGCGCCAGGTGATCAGTCCCCGGCATGACCCGGTCAGTTGACTGCTCGATCTCTTGCGCCATCCACCCCATGGGCGCAGCGTACCCTCAAACCAGCGAACCAGGTTGGCATCAAACCACCGCCCGGCTGACTGATATTCAGTGCCGTTGCGGTAAACGCCCGGGGGGATTCTGAGTGTGGTGAGTGCCATGATGGGATTATGCGGAAAGATTCGAGACAAAACTCACGGTGGCAATGACTGAGGGGATCGCTGGCCTGGTTGGACTGGTCCCGGCAGCGTACTGCTCGATGGACACACCAACGTCTGATGGCCTCCACATTAGTTGCAGATAATCGCTCTCGGCCAGGTCCACAAAGTAATTCAGTGCAGCGATGATATGCGATGGATCTCCAGCGCTCTTCCTTGGAGCCAGGCCAAATCTTGAGTTGGACTTGGCAATATCAGTGCCATTCTTGCGAAACCAGACCTCAACGTCTTGCGTGTCATTTGTTGTGTTTTTGAATTGCACGCTGAATTGCACGTTGTAAATCCCGCCCTGCGACACGTTTAGACGTGAGGTATTTGACAGAGTGATCCCATTTGAATAGTCTGTCGTGTCAAATGTGATGGCGTAGGCCGTTGTGGTGTTGGCTGCCGCCTGGTCGGTCCCATCTTGAAATGACCCATAAGGCAGGTTTAAGTACTTGCCACCTCGCGGCCCAAGGACCGTTGAAAAGATATTGGTCAGCTTGCGAAAGTACACCAGCAAGCCGCGATGGGATTGCGCAGTCAGGCGCTCGTCATAGACCTGACCCGGTGAGGGCAGATCTGGCGGCGCCGGAGTTTCGAGCTGCTGGTACAGGTTTGTCATGTCAGGACTGCCAAGGCCTCATTGGTGTGCTTAATTCGATCTTCGAGGCCAATTGTCCCACCGTTGATCTTCTTCGTGAGTGCCGCCCAGTCCCCTGCCTCAGCCAGGCGGTTGCAGTCATGCGTTGACCAGAACCATCCTGCCGTCAAGGCAGCGTACTTGGGGGTGGCGACCAACTCAGGCTGCATGACAAAGTCAACGCCCAGGGCTTGGCCTGCGTGAAAATAGTTGCTGTGGCCGGTCAATTGGATGCAGCCTCTGCCGAAAAAACGCCATCCATCACCCGATGCCTCGTCACGGTTGCCCATGCGACCGCTGTACACCTTATTGGCAATAAGGCGCGGCTGACCCGCGCATTGGTTGGCAACGTCAAGAGTGGGGAAACGCTTGGGCCACAACTTCATCAAGGTGGCTGCACGGTAATTCAAGTTCTCTTGCAGCACCTTGAAGTTCCCACATTCATGGCCGCATTGCCCGATAAATGCCGCCTGCTGGCGCTTGGTTGAGATATTGAACCGGCCAAAGGTTTCATTGAGCGCATCAACCCATTCGGGGCCAATGTGCAGTTTTTTGAGTTGATCACTATTTACCATTGATCTGCTCCCTCACTTTGTTGTAGGTGTCGATGCAGGCGTTGAGCTGGAC